TTAGAAGTTGGAGGTTTAGAAGTTGGAGGTGCATTTATTACACAAAATTTAGCGTCAGGAGCAACAACAACACTTAATGCACAAAGTTATATTTATCTTGTAACATCAGATAATCAAACTATAACATTACCTGCAGCATTAGGTCTTTCTGGTTTAAGATATATAATTAAACAAACTGCTGCTTATACAAATGGTACAACAATTGATGCAAATGGTTCTGAAACTATTGATGGATCAACAACAATTACTTTAGCTTCAAGATATGCATTTGTTGAAATAATTTGTGATGGATTAAATTGGCATATTATTGCACAAGGTGGAACAGTTACTTTAAATTAATATAAATTATCTTATAGTTAATTTTAAACGTCATTAACAATCAGTTTATTTATTGCAAACAAACGAGATGTTTAAACAAAGATAATTAATTTATATTATAAATTGGCTTCAATTTTATTATAATAAAAATGAAAGAGAGGTCAAAATTTATGACCATTTTAAAAGAACATGTATCATATTCTGAAATCAAACAATGGAAAGAATGTGGTTGGAGACATAAGCTGATATATATTGATAAAATACAAACATTTGAAGAATCTCCTCATTTACATTATGGTACGATTGTTCATGATGCTTGTGAACATTTTTTAAAAACAAAAGAACTTAAAATTGAAGAAATGAAACAAAGTATAAGGGATGCATGGAATACTTATGGTTTTGATTCTGAAGATTTTATTATATTGCAAACAAATAGAGCAAAACTCCAAGGTTGGGAATATAAACATTCTAATCTTGAAGAATGGTTATTATTTGCTGAAATAAGTTTACTATCAGTTCCTTCTTTTTTAGATGAAAATTTTAAAGATTGGGAGTTAGTTGCTGCTGAGGAACAAATATATGAAAACATTGAAAATATACAAACTACTAAATTTAAAGGTTATATAGATTTTATTTTAAAAGTTCCTTATAAAGATGATTATAAATATTGGATATTGGATTGGAAAACAGCGTCTGCAAGAGGTTGGGCTATTGAAAAACAAAGAGATTTTTTAACTCAAGCACAGTTGTTTTTATATAAAAATTTCTGGGCAAATAAAAACAATATAAAATTATCAAATGTAAATTGTGGTTTTATATTGTTAAAAAAGGTTAAGACAATAAATAAATCTTGTCAATTAATAAAAATTTCAAGTGGTCCAGTTACTATTGAGAAAAGTATAAAGCTTGTAAAAAATATGATAAATTCAGTTAATAAGAATTTATTTTTAAAAAATAGAGAATCTTGTAAGTTTTGTGAGTTTAAAGAAACAATGTATTGTAAATAATTAATTTAACAAATTTATTTTATTATTATATGATTGATTAACAAAAGTAATTTATTAGGCAAACATATAAACATGATATATTTTTTTATTTTATTATTGGTGTTATTAATAATATCACTTTATTATTTATATAAATTTGCTTTAGTATTAATAGAATTGCAAGATGTTATAAATGAATCACTTGAATTGTTAGATAATAAATTTAAAATTATATCAAAAATTTTACAAACACCTGTTTTTTTTGATTCACAAGAAGTAAGAAGAGTTTTAAAAGAATTAGAGGATATAAAAGTATTAGTTTTATATATTGCAAATAGATTAGCAAATTCATTAAACAAGAAAGAAATTGAAAAACAAGATGAGTAAAAAAATAGAATATAATGAAATTTGTGATCATGAAATTTGTGATAATGAAACAGATGAAGAAGAGAGTTATTTAAAAGATGAAAATGAAGAAGAAATAAATATTGAATTATTTGATATAAGTAATGAAACAAAAGAAATTGAACAAAACGAAGAAATTATTAAAAAAAAGCAATATTTTGATTTAAATGTTCAAAATTGGATAATTACATATCAAAGTCAAAGCAAAAGAGAAAAAAAGAATAAAATATATACAAAATATATTCATCCTGCTTTTGTTGAATTAGTTGATTCACTTGTAGTTGTATATAATTTTAAATCTTCAAATGAAGATATAAATCATTTAAAGAATGATTGTATAACATTTTTATTTGAAACTTTAAATAAATATGATGCATCTAAAGGAACTAAAGCATTTTCTTATTTTAATGTTGTAGCAAAAAATTGGTTGATAATACAAAGTAGAAAACTTTTAAAGCATAAAAAAAGAAGTGCTTATATAGATGATGAAGAAGGTTTAACTAATGAAGAAAAGTTAGATCTTATAGAAAAAACATATTTTATTGAAAAAGATTTTGATCAACAAGAAAATGATGATAGGCTTAATTTAGAAAAATTAATAAAAGTTTTAAATTATGTTGATATTCATTTAAAAGATGAAAAAGATAAAAAATGTTCATATGCAATAAGAAAAATATATACTGATATAGATAGTATAGAATTTTTTAATAAAAGAGCTGTTTTTGTATATCTAAGAGAAATATCTGGTTTAAATAGTAATGAATTATCATTATCATTATCTAATATTAGAAAAATATACAGAAAAAAAATAGTTAGAGATAAAACATTTGATTTATCAAAAAGAATTAATTAGGATAATAAAATGCTACAAGATGTTGATGGAATGTTAAATAAATTAGATGTTAATGATAAAAAAGAAAAAAGCATAAAAAATTTTGCTGATATTTTGGATTCAATAGATTCATTAGAAAATAAAAAGAAATTGTTGTGGAAAGAAATATATGAAAATGCATTAGATGATAGAGAAAAAGCAAAGATGTTATTTAATGGTGCATATATGTCAATGAATAATGATACAAATACACATATGAATATTGGTGCAATAATGTCTAAATATCTTGAAAGAATGTGTAGATCTAATGATCAAATTCTAAAATTAGCAGAATTAATTGCTAGAGAAGAAGAAAAACTAGAAGAAGTATCAGATGATGATATATTTAACAAGATTGGAAAATAAATAATATATCATGTTTAAAAAAGCAAAAGTTTTATATTATATTGAAAAAATTGATCAAGGTATTATTAATGATATTTATAATTTAATAAAATCATTAAAAGTAAAAAAAGAAATAACTATAATACCAGATTTAAAAGCATATAATGAAAATGATAATAATAATTTTGTAAATTTAAATAATTTTTTATTGCCAGGAACTATTATTGCACAAAATTATCAATTTGATGAAGATTTTTGTTTTTTTTGTTTGCCTGCAAATTCATTGCATTTATCTTTACCTATTAAACCAGGTGAATTAATTTGGTATTTTGAGGATAATGAAATAAATGAAATACCAAAAAATGTTTTGGATAATTATCCTTTATTAGGTATAAAATATTATTGGACTTCAAGAATAATTGGTTCTAGAATAAGTGAAGATTTAAATTATTCATTAAAAGAAAATGATTTTCTTATAACAAAAGTAAATTATAAAAAAAGTAATGCTTTATATGATATTGAAAATACAAAAGTTCTAGATAAAAAAGAAAATAAAGTTTTTTCAAAACAGATTAGTAATAAAATTATATTACCTGATTATAAAATACCTAAACTTTTAACAGAAATAAAACAACAAGATCAGTTAATATCATCTGATATACTTTATGAAAAAAATAAAAATATCAATTTTATACCTGCAGCTGTTCCTAGATATTTCCCTAAATCACATGAATTAACATTACAAGGATCAAATAATTCTTTAATTAATTTAACAACAGAAGAAACAAATAATAAGTCTCAAATTGATTTTGTTGTAGGTAGACATTATGGTAAAGATTACAGGCCTTTTGTTTTAAATAGTGATTTTTTGTTTTTAAATAATATTGAGATTTCAAATTCAAAATTTGAAACACCTCCTATTAATACTGTTGAAATAGACTTACAAAAAGGTTTTAATGTATTTTTTAATAATCAAGGTGATCAAGTATTATTTAAAAATCCTGATTATTACTTAGGAGAAGATTTTATTGATGACAATGAATTAGAATCTGTTGTAGATTATACATATGATGCATCAAGAATATTAATAAATGAAGAAAGTGATGCAAACGTATATTTCAGGTCAAATTCTTTATCATTAAATAAAATTATAAATACATTTGATTTTCAAAAACAAGAAAAAAATATTTTAGATATTGTAAATGTAAAAAGTATAAATGATTATAATAAAAATTTAAACAATGATTTTGAATTTTTGAATGATTATTTTGAAAGAATAGAATTTTTTGATGATATTTTAAAACCAAATATTTTAATAAAATCAAATGATATAAGAATTGTTTCAAGAATGAAGCTTGAAAACAAAATAAATGAAACAATCAATGGTCCATTAAAATTAGATTCTGGATCATTAATGTTAATAAAAGAAGGTAATAAATGTTTAGATGATTCATTTATAAGTTTAGAAAAAAATGGTGATATTTTTATAGATGGTCAAATACTATATTTAGGTAATTTTAATAAAGAGATTTTAAGACAAAAAATAAAATCTGAAGATGATATTTTATTTAAACAAGATGAAAATGACACATCAGATTTTAATATACAAAGTAATATTGTTTTAGATAAAAATGAATTAAACAGTTTTTTTGATATAACAAGTGATGAAGCTGATAAAATGATTGGAAATGGTATGGGAGTTGTTTTAGGATATAATCAAAAATATTCTGAACCTCTTGTATTAGGTAATTCACTTGTTGTAATATTGAAAAATCTAATTGACACAAATATAGCATTAATTAATGAAGTTAAAAAACTATCTGATGATTTAACTAGTCATATACATTTAGGAGTTACACCTGGTTCGGGTATTTCAGGTCCTGTGCAAAATCCTGTACCATATACAACATATTCATCAACTGGTCAACAACAGTTAAATGATAATTTAAATGAAATAAAAAATAATTTAAAACATATATTAAGTAAATTTGCAAAAACATCTTAAAAATATATAATTCAAATAATTAATATTATAATAGAGGAATTATATATGTCCGCACTTGGTAAAAAAATCAGCAAAATAAAAGAATTTGCTGAAAGAAAACAAGAAATCGTCACATCTAGTGAAGAAATAAAAAATCCAATTGGGATAAAAACACCTTTAGAATTAGGCAGTTCAAATAATGAAACATTATTTAAAATGCATTATGATATTGTTGATCAATTAAATGATAATTTAAAAAATTTAATTTTAACTCAAAAAGGTGAAAGATTAGGATTTCCTGATTTTGGTACAAATTTACAAACAATATACAGTAATACACTATTATCAGAAGATGATATATCAAATATTTTAGTATCTGAAATCTCATCAACTGTTTCGAAATATTTACCATCTTTAAGATTAGAAAATTTTTATAGTGAAAAATTATCACTAAATGAAAAATTTAATAATCCTAATTTAACAGCATCAAATTTTTATAATGCTAATAATAATGGTGTAGAATTTTCAAATATAAATATAAATAACTTAAATAAAAACAATAAGAGTGTTCAAGAGGTATATGAGGTAAAAATTGATTATCAAATACCTGTTTTAAATAAAAAGAATACTTTGGTTTTATATATTAAAACATCAAGATAGGATTATTTTCAATGTCTGAAAGTAAATTACAGAGATATTTAAACAATTCAAATAATAAACAATTTATAAATAAAAGCTTTGATGATTTTAGAGCTGATTTATTAAGTTATGCAAATCAATATTATTCAGGACAAATAATAGATTTTTCAGAATCTTCTCTTGGTGGTTTATTTTTAGATTTTGCATCTATAGTTGGTGATTCATTAGTTTATTATTCTGAACAACAATTTAAAGAATTAGATTATGAAACTGCAACAGATTTTGATAATTTAACAAAGTTTCTTAAAAGAGCAAATATAAAGAGATCTCAATCTACACCTTCATCTGTTGAAGTTACTTTTTTAATAGAAATACCTGTTGCAGAAAATTTAAAAATAAATGAATTAAAACCAAACATGCAATTTGTACCTGTTATACAAAGAGGAACAATTTTAAGTTCTTCAAATGGTATTAATTTTACTTTAACAGAAGATATAGATTTTAGTAAAGATATAAAAATTGAAGAAGGCGATATTAATGTTTCAGGCAATGTAATATCAGTGTTTATATCAAAAAAAGGTTTATGTACATCTGGATTTAATGTATCTGAAAGTGTTTCTTTTACTAATGCATCAAAAGGTATGTTTTTATCTTATGAGTTAAATAATAGTAATGTAACAAATATTATTTCTGTTTTTGATAATGAAAATAATGAATATCTGAATGTAGAATATTTATCACAATCAACTGTTTTTAAGAAAAACAAAATAAATAATGATGTTTATATTTCAACAATTCCTGCAATTTATAAGTATATTATAGAAGAAAACTATGCAACAGGTAAAACATTAATAAGATTTGGTAATGGTGAAGGTAAAACTTTAAAAGATAATGTTTTAGTTAATCCTGATGATTTAATATTGCCATTAAAAAATAATGATTATTTTTCACGTCTTGATTTAGATCCTAATTTATTATTTGAATCAAATACATTAGGAGTATCACCAAGAAATAAAACTGTTACTGTAAATTATAGATATGGTGGCGGAATATCACATAATATTTCAGAAAAATCTATTACAAATATTGAATCATTAAAAATAATATTTCCATATTCAGAAGAATATGATATTGATTCAACAATAAAACAAAATATAATTAATTCTTTGAGTGTAACAAATGAAACAAAAGCAAAAGGTGGAACTGATGCATTGTCTTTAAATGAACTTAAAGAATTAATTCCTATTGCAATGAAATCACAACAAAGAATATTAACATATGAAGATTTAATTGCAAGATTAATGAGTATGCCTTCTGATTTTGGTAGAATTCATAAAGCAGTAGCATTAGATAATCAACACATAAATGGAATAAAAGATTTATATGTTATTTGTAAAAATTCACAAGGAATATATGAAAACGCATCAGATGCGTTAAAACAAAATATTTCAAATTATTTAAATGAGTTTAGATTAATAGGATATAATATTAATATTTTAGATGTTCCAGTTTATAATTTTTGTATAAATGTAAAAATAAAAGTTGATTCAAATTCAAATGTAGATTTTGTTTTATTTGATGTTGCAAATAAAATATTTGAATTAATGAGATTTGATTCAATGCAAATTGGACAATCATTAGATGTTAATAAAATATATTCAATAATTGAAAAAACAAAAGGTGTAATGCATGTTTTAACAAAAAAAGAAAATATTATTAAATCAAAAAATACAAATGATAATTTCTTTGATTTTAATGCAAATACGAATATTTTTTATAATGATAATTCATTTAATCCAGTTATGCAATATAAAGAAGGTATGATATATGTACCAAGAGCAGGAATTTTTGAATTAAAATATTCTACTTTAGATATAAAAATATCAGTTTAAAATAGGTTAAAATAAATGATTATTACAACAACACCTGAAAAAGATACGTATATTACAAATTTAAAGACAAGAACTAATGATGCATCTTTTGCAAATACTGGTATTGCAGCAACACTTGATTTATTTAAATTATATAATGAAAATAAATATGCTTTTTCAAAATTATATCTTAAACTAGACTTAACAAAACAAAAAGCAAATCTTAATAATTTAGAAATAACATTAAAAGATTACAAAAACTCAGAATTAACAATAAAATTTAATAATACTATAAATTATGAAAATAGTAATTTTGAAAATAATGTCTATGTTTTAGGAATATTAAATAAACAATTAGATGAAGTATTATTTTTATTAAATGAAAAAATAAATTTATTTCAAGAAGATAAAATAATTGATATAAAATCTTTTTATAATAATGAAATATTAATTTTAAAACAAAATCAATATGGTATTGTAGGAGATACACAATTAATATTTAGTGATGAAGATCAAGATATTTTTTTATCTTTAGTAGATAATAATTTTTCATTTTGTAGAATAGATTATAGTGCTATATTAATAAAATTTGATATTGATAAAATAAAAAATGAATGGATAAAAATATCAAATGATATTATTGATACAAATTCAATATTTAATAATCTTCAGGCAAAACTTATATTAAAAGACGTAACAATGGGAAATACAAAACCATTTGATTATGAATTATCAGTTTATGAATTAAAGAAAAATTTTATTGAAGGAAAAGGAAAAGATACAATAAATTTTTCTGATAATGATGTTTGTAATTTTATTAAAATAAATAAAAATGAGACTTGGCAAATAGAAGAATTTTTTAAATCTAATGATGATATTGAACTTGTTGAATTATCAACATCATCAAATTTTATAACAGGTGGAGAAGATTTAAATTTAGATATAACAGATTATTTATTAGATAAAATTTTAAATGGAAATGATAAAGGTTTAATTTTAACATTTTCTGATGGCTATTTATTTAATAATAAAACATATTTTGTTAAAAGATTTGGATCAAGACATTTATTAAATAAAATTTTAATGCCTACATTAGAATTACATGTTGATGAAACTCAAAATTTTATAAATTATTTTAATAATGATGAAAGATTTTTTGATAAAGATGAAATATTTTATATTTTTAATATTAATATTCCTGATGGTTATGATTTAAAATATAGATTTTTAAAAAATAAAGATGATATTTTAAACGAAATAGCTCCCCTTAAAACTGGAGTGATTTCAGAAGCTTTATATGATATAAAAGGTAACATTGTAGATAATTCATATAAGTTTACTGAATCTTTATCTTTTAAAGATATTAAGTTGACTAAAACAAATATTTATCTTGATTATTTTATTGAAAATAATGATGAAGAAATATTATTGCAACAAATTAAATATACATATTTAAATAGTTTTTCTGTAAATGAAACATTAAATCAAAAAGAAAATTGTATATTAAAATTTGATCATGATTTATATGCAAATGATTCTTTATATAATTTAACATTACATATTCAAGATACAAGTAAAATATATGGTGCTGTTAAATTACCATATGAATTAAGAAGTGAATATTATGGTGATGTTATTTATTATAAAATAATAGACGCTGATACAAATAAAATTTTAATTGATTATAATGATTTTTCAACTAAACTAAAATGGACAGGTAAAAATTATATTGCAAGTATTTTTATACCTGAATTATATAAACATAAAAGAATAAAACTTGAATTTAAAATAAAAGAAAAGAATTCATCACATGAAAGATTTATTTTAAATGAAAAACAAATATTTAAGGTAAATTAAAAAATGGGAAACCTGTTTAAACAAAATACAAGTAACAATGTAAAACAAAAATTATTTTTAGATGAAATAATAAGTAATCTTAATATTTTAAGTGACAAACAATTAAATTCAGAAAATTTATCTTATTTTTTAAAAAATATAGATGATTATGATGGATTTTTTTCAACACAACAATTGCAAAATATTGATTATTCAAAATTTTCAAACCATGTTTTTTTTGATTCTGCTGTTAATAAATTAGATTTTGCATTTAAAAAAATACTTGATTTTCCTTATGATTCAAATGAAATAGATTTTTTAAAATTTATAAATTCACTTGATGGATATACATCTTATATTTTAAAAAATGAGTATCCAAAAAATATTGCATCAATAAAATTTGATGGAAATTCAAAAATAATTGTAATTGATAAACAAGGATATATTCTTTCAGATACAGAAGAAAAAAATGAAGGTTTATTAAATCCTAATTTAAGTGATTTTTCTTTTACTTTTTTTATAAAACCAAATCAAAATAATATAAATAATCAATGTTTATTTAAAAAAGTAATTGTAAATCAAAATAATATTATAACTGATGGATTTGTTTGTTTTACAACACAAATAGATAATGATTATTGCTATATAAATTTTGCTCTAATTTCAAGTAAAACAAATAATTCTGTTTTATATAAAACTAAAATTAAAAAAAATATTACACAACATGTTTGTATTAATATTTTTGATTTAAAAGTAAATAAATTTGAAATTGAAATTTTAATTAATAATATTAAGAATGAAGTAATTTCAAATAATATAAATATATTAAAATTTGATTCTGGTTTATTCTCAGATGAATTTTCAAGTAAAGACGTATATTTTGTATTAGGTGAAGGGCAAACTACTTTTTTAAATAAACAGGATAATTCACAAATAGTTTTAAATAATTGCTATCATCAAATAGATGAATTTATTTATGAAAAAAGAAAACTAAATAATGATTTAATAAAAGATAGATTATTTGACAATATAAAACAAAATAAATACACGACACTTTATTTTAGATTTAATGAACCATCTGGTGAATATGAAAATTCACAACTTATTTTGGATTATTCTGGAAATAAACTACATGGTCTATTATATAAAATAGATGAAGATGATTTTGTATATAATACAACAAATCTAAAATTTGACAGTTTATTAAAACTTGAAAATATAAATAATAATCCAGTTTTAAATGGTAATTTTCAACAAATAATTAATAAAAGAAACAATTTATTAAATAATGCAAAATTTTTTGATGAAAATAATTCAAATTTAATTTTTAAATTATTACCAAAACATTATTTTATAAATCAAGGTGTTTTTGAAAATTTACCTAATTTTGTAAATCAAAATAATTTTTCATCAAATAATATAAATGAAAAAAATAAATTAAATGATCTTGCAAATAATCACATTGTAAATATTGTTTTAATTTGGGCAAAATTTTTTGATGAATTAAAACTGTATATGGATTCAATAACAAGTTTACTTGATCTTGATTATGAAAATTTAAATAAAAATGATACAACATCTTTGTATTTACCTTTATTATGTAAATTATATGGATTTAAATTCTCTGAAATATTTTCAGTTTTTTCAAAAGACAAATTAGATGATAAAAACTTATTATATGAAAATATAGTATCACAAAGAAGTATAAGAAAAATTCAAAATCTTTTATGGAAAAGAATATTAATCAACTCACAGGATTTTATTAGATCAAAAGGCACAAAAAATAGCATAAAATCTATTTTTAATTCACTAGGAATAGATGTAAATAGATTTATAAATATCGTTGAAACATCATCAAACTCAATTATTACACAAAAAGACAATTATGATATAATACATAAAGAATTTAAAACTATAAATTTTAAACAAAATTTTGATTCATTATTTGATGAAAACAATAATGTTATAAATAAACCATATGTTTTATTAAAAAATTTAAAAACAAATATAAATCAATTTGGAATTGATAAAAATTGGTCAATAGAAACTTTTATTAAATTTAATCAATTAAATTTAAATAATTTAAATAGATTTCAAAGTATTTTAAAATTAAATATTGGTAATGATAATAAATGTTTTTTACATTTATATTTTGAAAAAAACAATGTAGATTCAAATATTGGAACATTATGTTTTGAATATAGTCCAATAAGTGTAAATAAAAATTATAACATTTTAAATAAAATAGAAAATATTAATTTATTTGAAATTGAAAAATATATTTGTATATCACAAAAAGCAGATGAAACAAATAAAAAATTAATAATAAATTTAACTATAAATAATATTGCAAATGAAATAATCTCAAAAGATATTTTTATTTCAAAAAATATTAAAATAAATGATATTCCTGCTTATTATTTTAATTAACAGGTTATGAAAAACAAAATGTTAATATTTTAATAGGTGATTTTAATTATGGTGTAAATAATTTTATTGATGGTGTTTTAGAAACTGAAACTTTAAATTTCCAAGGTGAATTAATTAAATTAAGATATTGGAATAAATTCTTAAGTGAAAATGAAAAATTAAAACATAGTGAAGATATAAACAATATTGCTGAACAAGAATTTAATATTACAAAAAATAATTTAATTTTTGATTTTATTATAAAAGATGTTGAACAAGAATTAACTCAACAACAAATTGATGAAAATAAAAAAATAAAATTTTTAAATGAAAAAGATGAATTAAATGAATTATTTTGTTATCATATAAATGATATAAATAAAAATTTATTATTTAATAATGCAATTTTAAATATTAAAAAATCTGTAAATAAAATTGATGAATCAAATATAAGAAATAGAATAAAAATAATTTCATTTAATGAAATTGAAAATAAACAAATATCAGAAAATAACAATAAAAACCCATCATATATTGTTCCTAATACATATAATAATCAAATATCTGATAAATTGTATGTTGATATGTCAATTACAAAATTTATTGATGATGATATTTCTAGATTAATTTTAGATATTGATTCATTTAATAATGTATTAGATAAAAACATGTCATTATATGAACAAGATTATATAGAATTAAACAAATTAAGAAAT